ATACGCACCAGCATGGAACGGCGCAGTCTCAGGAATCCAGAACGCATAATGTGTCTTGAATGCGGTTGCAATCAGCCATCACAAAGTCACGGTCGTGATGATGTGTCTACGGCTGTAATTGTTACACCAAACGAAACACCTCAATAACTAAATAGCCGACAGAGGGGCGAGTCTAAAAAACTTGCCCCTCTTAGGTAAGGCTACGGAAGGAAACCAAATGCCAAAGATGATTCCACCAACTGGATTAAAAGAGATTGCAGTTAAGACGGAACGCGGAACAAAACTTTACAAGGCAGACCGCTCAGGTTTAATCAATGTTGATAATCCCAAGCACGCAAAACAAATGAAGGACGAAGGACTAGGACAGGCGAGTTTACAGGGCGCGAGCGACCCGAAGTTAGGATTTACCTGCATTCAATGTGGGTTCGGCTCATGGTTTTCTAAATGTTCTAGATGCGGTCATCAAAATGTGCGCATAGAAATGGACGGGTCAAGTGGCTGAATCAATCAACCCAAGCACTCACGGATTAACAGCATCTTATTTAACTGCTGATGAATACCGTAATGCGCCGACATCTATTGACATTGACAATCTTGTTTTTAACTCTAGCGACCCTGATGTTCAGAACAGCGAGTTAGTCAATGTAATTGCACGCGCATCAAGTTGGATTGATACATACTGCAATCAAGTTTTAGGCGCAACAACAGAAACAGAATCACAACGCACACGCATTAGCCCTGACGGATATATCAAGTTTCACCCACGCTACTCACCAGTAATTGCTTTGACTGCACTTCAATACGGCTATCCTTCAACTAATCTAATTACCGCTACTAACATCGAGAGCGCATGGATTGAAGACCAGCAAATTCTTTATCCTTATGCCAATCTTTCAACAAGCATTACAAGTCAAGGTCCGTTGCAGTTCGGCTTTCCAACTACATCAGGGCAACAATGCTTTATCAAATATACTTATGTAAATGGATATGCTAATACGCTTATTGCCTCAGCGACAGCAACTCAATCAACGCTAACTGTTACAGACGGAACTGGCATTGTTGATGGATTACAAATGAAGATTTATGATGGTATGTATTCTGAAAATGTTACAGTCGCAGACACATACACATTCGGCTCAACGACAGTTCCTTTAACACGACCATTGGTGTATACTCATACCGCAGGAGTTTCATTCTCTGCATTACCACCAGCAATCAAAGAGGCTGCTATCTTGGTTACAACTTCTATGCTTAAAATACGCGGAGATGCGTCAATGACTATGGGTATTGGAACTGCACCTGTGACATCTTCAACTGGCGTTAATCAAAACATGACTAACGACATCAGTATGGCTATGGATTTATTGAAGCCTTATCGTAGGATTAGATAATGAGTCGCAAGGTTGTACGCGAAGCAGTCCAATCTTGGATAGCAACGGCTCAGATAGAAACACTCAATCAAGTATTCACCTCGTTTCCTAAGCGCATTGACTTTCAAGTTAATTCATTTCCCGGTCAGAACAGCCGAGCAGCAGCAGTAGTCTTCCTTGAAAGCGAAGATGAACAGCGTATTGCTATCGGTGGCGTTGGGGCTATGCCAGTCGGTGAAGGATATGGCTGGAAAAGAGTTGATTACTCAGTAGCATTACAAATCTTCCATCACTCACTTCAGCGTAATGCAGAAGATGCTATGGACGACTTTGATAATTTAATTGATGCTGTGAAGACAAGGCTTCGACAAGGACAGCACACTCTAGGGGAAACTAACCCCAATTTGATTTGGCAAGCAGCCGAACCGAGCATCTCTGTTCAGTATGGCGAACCGCTTACCAACGAGGGTGGCGCAACAGAAACTTGGTGCGCTATCCGATTTATCGTAACTGAAATGATAGAACAATAGGAGAATCCCAATGGCTCGTTACACATACAACGGCGAAGTAGAAATGGTGTTTCCAACACTCGGTCTTGTCGCTAAGCAAGGCGATTCATTTGATGGTCCTGATGGGCTAACGGCTCCGGGATTATCAATATCATCTGCTAAGACCGCACCTGCGGTTCCAACAGCACCAATCGCAAAAGAAGACAACAACAAGCAGTCAGCCTCGTCTGACACAACCGCAGGAGCGTGAATAAATGGCATCAGCACAACCTTCCGTACGCAGTTACCTCGGAGTCGCTAAAGAGGTAACGCCAGCAACACCAGTAGTCGCATCAGCATTCATTCCAGTCAATAAAGACTCATTGAAGCCTGTTGATATTATTGCACCACTATTCGACACAGGACTTCGTGGTTCTATGGCGGAAAACTACACATACATTCAGGGTCGTCGTCACACAGAGATTGATGTCGCAGGTCCAGCATTTGCAGACACAGTTGGTTGGTGGCTTGGTTCAATTATGGGTTCAGTAGCGACTGTTGGCGCATCAGCACCATACACTCACACAATCTCATTGAAGAACGCGACATCAGGAGATGCTCAACCAACATCACTAACACTTGAAGATTATTATGTATCAGGCAATCGTTTCTATCCGGGCTGCAAGGTAACTGATTTCACTCTTACCTTTAACTCAGATGGAATGCTTGAATACACAACAAAGTTAATGGGTCACCCATCACAGACAACATCAGCAGCAACACCATCATTCAGCGCAGTCACACCGACTCCTGTATGGCGCGGTGCTGTATCTGTTGGCGGAACTACTATCGGATATACAACAGCAGCAAGCGTTACAATGACACGCAAGGCTGAGGCTATCTTCGGTATTGATACCACACAAGGACCTTACGAAGTCTTCGTTGGTGCGCTAGATGCAACAGGCAACATGACATTCGTTATGGAAAATGATGACCAACTCACTAACTTCCTAAGCAATACACAACCAGCATTGACTTGCACCTTTGCACAAGGTGCTGGCGCAACTGCTACATCTATTGCTTTCACAATCACTAAGGGTGCATACACAACTGCTGCTATTGACCGCGCAGGTGAGCATGTCAGCATTACAGTAGACATCGCAGCGATTGCTAATACCACAGATGCTGGCGCAACTCTAGGTTACGCCCCTATCAAGTGGACACTTCAGAATGCTGTTGTTTCTGGTACTTACCAGTAACTTCTAGCGTAAGTCGGCTAGAGGGAGTTGTATCAGAGCGAGTGTGCCGCCTTCCCACACTTGCTCCGACTCCCTCTAGTCCTATAATGTGAAGGCAACCTATCGGAAGGAAATAACATGACAGAGAAAAGAACAATCACACTCCCATCGGGAGCAACCGCAACATTCCGTGACCCAGCAACGCTACGCGTAAAAGACCGCAAGAAGGTTCTACGCGCTGCTAATGGCGAAGAAGGTTTGATGCAAGCACTATCTATCGTTGATGGTTTAATCGCTATCTTGATTGAGGAATGGTCATTTGACATGTTGCTTCCTTCAATCAAGGTTTCAGTTCTTGATGAACTGACTATGGCTGATTACGACGCATTAAGCGAAGAAGCAGGAAAAGCACAGGCTATCCTGTTTCCGGGATTGACTGAAAGCGACAAATCTGCGAATGACCCTGATAGCCCTTTCGAAAACTCCAACGCTTAAAGTGGACTCTTGAAGGCGGAGAGAGGCATGAAGCATTTACTTATCCTGATGATGAGTATTTCTATTACCTCGCTGCCGAAAAGTTCGGTTGGACTCCTAATGAAATAGATGAGCAACCTGCTTATCTAGTGGATTGGCTTGTTTCAATCGCCGTAATGGTTGATAAGGTGAAAGCGAATAAAGAGTGATACCTAACAATCTTCGTTTAGTTAAGAAAGTCTGGGATAAAGAAACTAAAAGCCTAGACATCAAAGCACGACTCATGCGTGATGAGATGATGGCTGCTTTGATACAATTATCTAAAGAGCAGATTGAAGGTAAGCGTCCTAAAGTAAATGGTCGTTACACCAAAGCAGTATCAGGGCTACCGCCTATGAACCGCACAGGTGATTTGCGCCGTTCTATTACGGGCGAAAAGTTCAATGTCGGTTTCGCCAACTACTCGGCTATTGTTGGTCCTACTATTGTGTATGGTCGCAGAGTTGAACTAGGTGGTGGAAACTGGAGTCCGGGAACTATGTTCCCTTACATGGCACCTGCTTATGCAAAGTTTAGAACAATGGTATTACCGCAGATAACCAACAAGTATTTTAGGAGATTCAAGTGAATGGTTTTTTACCACCAGTAATCTTTGA